GCTGTAAGTGCTTGATATACAATGACTTAGAAGCGGGGGGTGGTTATAAGGTTTGCGGAACGTCGCCGGCCACTAGCTTGCGCACCCCGCGAGACTTTTCGGGGGTCGAAACACGCGTTTTTCCTAACGATTTCGGGCCGTTTCGCCTCGGAATTGCTAACAAAAACAGGCGAAACCGCGATCTTCGCTTTAGGACTTTCGCCTGCCGGGGCTGCCGGGGGCCCGGTGTTCAGGTGGGCTTTGCGGGCTTTTCCGGGCCCATCACACCCAGGATAGTTGCTGTTCAAAGGATGGTTATGCCAGGGCCAGCACCGTTTCCGTCTGCCGTCCACAAGCTACGGGGAAACCCCAGCAAGAAGCCCATCAACCACCGGGAGCCCGCCCCAGGGCCGCTGGCGCCGGAGTGCCCGAAGGAACTGGAAGACAAGGTGGCCCGGGCGGAATGGGCCCGCATCGTGCCCGTGCTGCTGGCCTGTGGGATGGCCACGGCAGCCGATCGGGCGCTACTGATCGCCTACTGCGCCAACTGGGCGCGGTGGCTGGCCGAGTATGAAGCCCACGATTGGGACGCCGCGCACAAAGCCTTCTCGCACCTGGTGCGGGCTGCGGTGGAACTGGGGCTGACGCCCAGCAGCCGCAGCCGCGTCCATGCGGTACCGCCGAAGGCCGGCAGCGGGTGGGCTGACGTGCTGTGACACCGGAGCAGAAAGGCTGGATCGCGATTGGGCTCCAGGTGCTGGCCGTGGTGCTGATCGGGGTGGGCGCATGGCAAGTAAGCGGCTGCTGACCTCTGCGCAGGCGAAGCGGGCGATCAGCATCATCAATCGGCTGACGCACACCAAAGGCCCCTTTGCAGGGCAGACGTTCGACCTGCGCCCCTGGCAGCAGCGCATCGTGCGCCAGGTGTTCGCCACGCGGGCCGATGGCCGGCGCCAGTATCGGACGGTGCTGCTGATGCTGCCTCGCAAGAACGGCAAAAGCGAACTAGCCGCAGCCCTCGCGTTGTACTTCCTGATTTTTGATGGGGAGATGGGCGGGGAAGTCTACAGTGCCGCCACCGATCGGGATCAGGCTGCGCTGGTGTTCAATGCGGCAGCCGCGATGATTCGGGCTGCGCCCGAACTGCTGGCCGTGGTGGACATCATCGATAGCCAGAAGCGCATCGTGCATCGCAAGAGCGGGAGCATCTATCGGGCGATCAGCGCCGAAGCGTACAGCAAGCATGGCTTCAATGCGTCCGTGGTGATCTACGACGAACTGCACGCCGCGCAGAACCGCGATCTGTGGGATGTCCTGGCCACGTCGCAAGGCGCCCGGGCGCAGCCGCTGATGATGGCGATCACCACGGCGGGGTACGACCGGCATTCCATCCTGTGGGAGCTGTACGCGCACGCGAAGAAGGTGGCGGAAAATCCGGCACTCGATCCCACCTTCCTGCCGATCCTGTACGAAGCCCCCATCGATGCCGATTGGACGGATGAAGCGGTGTGGAAGCTGGCCAATCCGGCGCTGGGGGATTTCCGCAGCATCGAAGAAATGCGGGTGATGTGCGCCCGGGCGCAGGAAATTCCGGCGCAGGAAAACACGTTCAGAAGATTGTATTTGAACCAATGGACCGAACAAGCGTCGCGCTGGATCCAGATGCCGACGTGGGACGCCTGCGGCATCGGGCTGCTGGATCGCGAGTCGATGAAAGGCCGGCGCTGCTACGTGGGGATGGACTTGAGCAGCACGGCGGACCTGACGGCGCTGGTGGCCGTGTTCCCCGACAGCAGCGGGGGATCGTTCGATGTGCTGCCGCACTTCTTCGTACCGCAGGATCGCATTCGCGATCGCGTGCTGCGGGATCGAGTGCCGTACGACCAGTGGGCCCGTGATGGGTACCTCACGCTGATCCCGGGGCCCACGGTGGACTACGAAGTGATCCGCACGGTGATCCTGCAGTGGACGCAGCAGTATCAACTGCAGATGGTGGCCTACGATCCGTGGAACGCCACCGACCTGGTCTCCCGCCTGGAAAAGCACGATGGCATCGTCTGCGTGCCGATGCGCCAGGGCTTCGGGGCGCTGTCCGCCCCCACGAAATCACTGGAGAAATCCATCCTGGCGAAACAACTGCGCCATGATGGGCACCCCGTGCTGCGCTGGTGTGTGTCGAATGTTGCTGTTGAAACCGATGCGGCGGGGAACCTGAAGCCGTCGAAGACCGCCAGCACGGAAAAGATCGATGGGGTGGTGGCGCTGATCATGGCCGTGGATCTGATGGACCGCAACGCACGGCAGCCACTGCCGGATTACGGCATGACGGTGATCGGGTGACAGACGATCGGCGCAAGCGGGGCCGGCCACGGGTGACGGAGCCCGCGAACAGCCGCATCACGGTGTGGCTCACCACCGCGCAGCACGATGCGCTGATCAAGCAGGCCCGCGTCACCGACCAATCGGTATCCCAGACAATCCGCGAACAGTTGCTGTCCAAACGACCCCGCCAGTGAATTGATCGCGGAGAACAATTCCGCCTGGCTCGAGCTGTGGCACCCTAAGCCACTTTGGAACGCGCCTACACCCTGTTGGAAATCAAAGCAGTTGGGGCGCAGGCCCGTACGTTTTCGGGCATCGCCTCTACTCCAGAACTCGATCGCCAGGGTGACAGCGTGGACCCCGCGGGGGTGACGTTTAAAAACCCCATTCCCCTGCTGTTCCACCACGATCGCCAGCAGCCCGTGGGCCGCGTGATGCTGAAAACAACCCCGCAGGGGATCTTGTTTGAGGCCCAACTACCCACCATTGACGACGCCGGCCCGCTGAAGGCCCGCGTGGATGAAGCCTGGCAGTCCATCAAAGCCGGCCTGATCACCGGAGTCTCCATCGGGTACCGCATCCTGGGTGACGGGGTGGAGTACCTGAAAGGCGGGGGCCGCCGGCTGCGCGCCACCGAAATCTGCGAACTGTCCCTGGTGACGATCCCCAGTAACGCAAACGCCACCATCCTGCTGGTGAAATCGCTGGCGCAGCCAGCCCGAAAGGTGCCCGCTATGAAACAGACGGCCACGGACCATGTGACAGCCCTGGAAAACAAGCGGGCCGCGCTGATGGGCCGCATGAACGACATCATGGAAACCGCTGCGCAGGACGAAGCCACGCTGACCGATGAAGCGGCCACCGAACACGATGGGCTGTCCACGCAGGTGAAGTCCATTGATGCGGACCTGGTGCGCTGGCGCGATCTGGAGAAACTGCAGATCACCACGGCCACCCCGGTGCCCGCCGCGCCCGGACAGCGCATCGTGACGCCCACGTACGACCGGATCAGCGTGCGGCCCAACGTGCCGATCGGCACCCAGTTTGTGCGGGCCGCCTGCGCGATCCTGGCGTGCAACGGGAACAAGTCCGAAGCGGCGGAATACGCCACTCGGCGCTGGGCCGACAGCACCCCCGAAGTGGGGCTGGCGCTGAAAGCCGCTGTGGCCCCCGGGACCGCCACCGATTCCGTCTGGGCCGGCCCGTTGGTGAATCAGTCGATCGCGAACGATTTCCTGGAACTGCTGCGGCCCGCCACCATCATGGGAAAAATCCCCAACTTCAGGATGGTGCCGTTCAACACGAAGGTGCCCAGTCAGACCGGGGGCGGTACCTACGGGTGGGTGGGGGAAGCGAAGCCAAAGCCTGTTACCAAACTCGCGTTTAGCTCCGTGTCGCTGACCTGGTCGAAGGTGGCCGGCATCATCGTGCTGACCGAAGAACTGGTGCGCCTGTCCAGTCCCAGCGCCGAAGCCCTGTGCCGCGCCGATATGGTGGCCGGCATCGCGCAGTTCCTGGATGCGCAGTTCATCGATCCCGCTGTGGCCGCTGTCGCGGGCGTGAATCCCGCCAGCATTACGAACGGGGCTCCGACAGCGGCCGCCACCACCAACCCATTGGCCGACCTGATGGGGCTGCTGAATCACTTCGCCACGAATAACATCAGCGCCGATGGGGTGACGATCATCCTGTCGCCGGCCAATGCGATGTCGCTGGCCTTCCGCAGCAACCTGGATGGATCCGCCCAGTACCCCGGCATCACGATCAACGGGGGCAGCTATCGCGGGCTGAACTTCGTCACCAGCACCGCTGCCGGCACGAACGTGATCGCGCTACAGCCGAACCTGATCCTGCTGGCCGATGAAGGTGGCGTGTCGATCGACGCCAGCCGCGAAGCCAGCTTGCAGATGGACAGCGCCCCGATGTCACCCGTGGACGCCACCACCGTGATGGTGAGCCTCTGGCAGACGAACACCGTGGGCCTGCGGGCGGAACGGTTCATTAACTGGCAGCGGGCGAATGCCAACGCCGTCAAGTACCTGACCGCCACCGCATGGCCGGCCCCCACGGGCACGACCACCGCGTTTGACAACGGGAATACCGCCAGCGTCAAAGCCTAGGGGCCACCCGTGGGTGTGCTGGCGACACTTCGCACGCGATTGGGATCGGCATTCGGCAGCGCCACCCCTGTGGGAAGCGGGGGCAGCGGGGGCTGGATGCCGATCACGGTACGGGAGCCCTTCACCGGGGCATGGCAGACGAACCAGGAAATCAGCCTGGATACCGCGCTGTCCAATCCCACCGTGTTCCGCTGCGTCAGCCTGATCAGCGGCGACATTGCGAAGACCCCGCTGCGCCTGGTGCATCTGGACGATGACGGCATCTGGACCGAAACCAGCAGCCCCGCGTTTTCTCCCGTGCTGCGGAAGCCAAACAGCTACCAGACGATCGGGCAATTCAAGGAAACGTGGATGTTGTCGAAGCTGTTGTACGGCAACACCTACGTGTTGAAGGCCCGCGATCAGCGGGGCGTGGTGATCGCGCTATACGTGCTGGACCCCACACAGGTGCAGGTACTGGTGGCGCCAGACGGCGCCGTGTTCTACCAGTTGCATCGCAACGATCTCGCTGGCGTGGATCAGGGTGGGTTGGCCGCCCCCGCGAAGGACATCATCCACGATCGGTGGAACTGTGCCTTTCACCCCCTGGTGGGCCTGTCACCGCTGTACGCCTGCGGCGGGGCTGCCACCGAAGGGAACTTGATCCAGAACGCCAGCAGCGAATTCTTCAGCAAGGGGGGCCGGCCCAGTGGCCTGCTGTCCGCCCCCACCGACGTGGATCAGAAGACGGTGGATCGGTTATCGGCGACGTGGCACAGCCTGGGCCCCGGCAAGACGGCCATCGTGGGCTTCGGGATGAAGTACCAGGACATCGGTACGTCTGCCGTGGATAGCCAACTCAGTGAACAGCTAGACGGCACCGTGGCCACCATTGCCGGCTGTTTCGGTGTCCCGATTTCGTACGTGGACAGCAGCAAGCAGCCCCCGTATGCGAACAGCGAAGCGACACAACTCCAGTACCAATCCCAGTGCCTGCAAGTCCATATGACGGCGATGGAAGACGCGCTGGACGACGGGCTGGCGCTACCCACCGACCTGGGTACCGAATTCGATACCGATGCCCTGATCTGGCTGGACATCGCCACGAAGACGGAAGCGGCCCAGAAGGCGATCGGCGCCGGGGCGATGACCCCGAACGAAGCCCGCTTCAAATACTTTGGCCTGGGTCCCGTGCCCGGGGGCGATAGCTGTTACTTGCAGCAGCAAATGTATTCGCTCGAAGCCCTGTCGGAACGCGATGCGATGGCCCCGTTTACGAAGCCTGCGCCTGCCCCTGCGGCTGCGCCACCCACTTCATCCCCCAGTGAAGAAGACGTGGCCGCAGCGGTGGGCGCATTGGCGGAAGCGTAGCAATGGCCCCCCTGGATTACTCTCGCGTCACCACGGCGGGCCCGCTAGTCACGCTGGCGATGTTTAAGGAACACGTTCACAACGCCAGCCTGTCCGATACGGATCTCCAGCAGAAGCTGTCCGCTGCGGAAGCCGAAATCGTGGCGATGTGCGGGGCCGCGATCGATCCGACGTGGACGGCCACCACGGTCCCGAAGCCGATCCAGCAGGCCATCCTGGTCCTGGCTGGCCACTACAACGTCGATCGCGGCGATGACCCCGAAGGGAAAGAGTCCGGTACCTCTGACGCAGCCGTACGGACCGCCATACGCGAGATGCTGGCGTACCACCGTGATCCCCCTCTGGGCTAAACGCCATGCCTGCCCTGGGCCAGTACCGCAACTTAGTGACGCTGCAGGAACCGGGGCCCGTGGTACCCGATGCCGATGGGGGGTACTCCGAAGGCACGCAGCCGCTGAACCCCGCATCCTGGTGGTGCGCCATCATGCCGGCCACCGCGAAGGACCTGGAAGCCATCGGGGCGGGCTCCGTGCTGGCGCAGGGGACCCACATCGTGAAAGGCCCGTATCACGCCGGCATCACCACGCAGGCGTGGCTGCTGTTCAAATCGCGCCGGCTGAACGTGGTGTACGTGGCGAACCGGGAAGAGCGATCGATTGAAACGGATCTCGTCTGCACCGAAGTGGTGAAGTGATGCCGCTACGGTGGGAAGGACTGGACGATTACCGCGCAGCCCTGGACGGCTGGCCCTTGCAAGCGGCGATGGATGCCGCCGTGCAGTGTGAACGCAGCGCCGATAAAGCCTTCGCCACCATCCAGAGCGGCTACCCCGTGGTGACGGGCCGCCTGCGGGCGGGGCTCGAAATGCGCGATGTCACCACCGATGCGATGCACCCGCGCATCGAGCTGCGCAACGACGTGGTGTACGCCCGCGTGTGGGAATCCGGGGGGAATTCCACGGCGGGCGTCCACAAGCCGGGGAAGCTGTTCGTGCCCACGATGCAGCGGGAACGCCGCATCCTGAACAAGGAACTGAAGGACATCATCCTGACCGGCGCCGAACGGGTAACGGGCGATGAGTAGGCCCAACAGCGGGAACATCGACAAGGCGATCATCGGGGTACTCCAGGCCGATAGCACGCTGGCCAGCCTGATGCCCGATGGGGTGTTCCTGAATGAAGCGGCCCCGGGCGTCACCCGCTTTGTACTGGTGGGTATTTTCGATTCCAACGATGAAGGGATCTTCGGCCAGCAGGGGTACGAAGACGTGCTGTATTACGTCAAAGCCAACGGGCTGTCGCGCACCACCACGCTGGCCAATACCAAAGCCGCAGCCCAGCGCATCGCTGAATTACTCGATGGGGTGGCACTGACCGCCACCGACTACGCCGCGACTTCCTGTGTCAGGGAAAAACGGGAACCCTGGGACACCGTACCTGATCCCGTGGATCCCTCACTCAAGTGGTTCCACTACGGTGGGTACTACCGCGTGATGGCTTCGTGGCCCGATCCGCAACGCACGATGGAGGACTGAATGGCGATTAAGACTGGCCGCTATGGCAAGGTGTCCTGGGATCCCGCAGGCGGTAACGCCCTAGTGCAGATCATCAGCATCAACGCCTGGAAGGGTGATTTCGCCACCGACTACGAAGACGTGTCGTGCTTCGGTGATGCGAACCGCGTGTACGTGCCCGGACTGATGGACATCGGTGGCAGTTTCTCGGGCTTCTGGAACAGCGCCGAACTCGCGTTGTTCAAAGCGGCGATGGCCACCACGCCAGGGACGCTGGAACTGCTGCCGAACACCACGGAGCCCAGCTACACCTGGAAGGGCCCCGCGTACATGGACGCCAGCATTGACTGCAGCTTGAACGCCCCGAAGATCACCGGCAACTTCAAAGCGTCCGGTGATTGGGCGGTACCCGGGGAAGTGGTGGCCACGGCTGCCGGCCCCGGCACAGGCCTGGGCAGCTTCACCCCCGCTGGCGCATCCCCGCCGGCCAACTTCGCAGCCCTCACGGGTGTGACCGCATCACCCGCGACTGCGTGGACCACGGGCCAGTACATCCTGCTGGGCGACGGCAGTAAGGCGAACTGGAACGGGACCGCGTGGGCCGTGGGGGCGCACGCCTGATCGATGCTGCAGCCCGGGTGGGGGGATGTCACGCTGACGGGTGTGGACGCCACCATCGTGTGGGGGTACCACACCGCAGCGGTGTGCCGATCCTGGATTGTCCGACGCACCCCGAACGCCCGCTGGATTCTGTCGGCCCAGATCACCCGGGCCGATGCCTACCAGTTGCGGCAGCGTGATCTGAAATTCACCGCCCCCCGGAAGGGGGGCTTTTTCTGCTGGCCCGTGCTGACGGCCCCGGTGCTGACTGGCACCACGATCAGCGCCACGCTGGGCCCGCCCGAAAGTTGAGGATCGATGCGTTCACGCTTCGTGCAGCCGCACACCGACGTGCTGACGCTGCCCAACGGCGACACCCTGATCGTGAAGCGCCGGCTGAACATCGGGGAACAGCGGGAAAGCTACCGCGCCTGCAGCACGCTGACCGAAGACGGCGACGGCAGCGTGAAACGCGTACCCGATCCGCACCTGATCGGGATCGCGAAGGTGGCCGCGTACCTGGTGGACTGGAACCTGGCGGGGGATGACGCCCCCGTGCGGGGGCTGGACTTCCAGGCCCGCTTTGCGCTGCTGGATAACCTGGAGCCCGAAGACTTCTACGAAATCAAAGACGCGATCGATGCGCACGAAGCGGCAATGATCGCGGAGCGAGTCGCGGAAAAAAATGGCCAGGCTGGAGAGAGGAACGGGCTAGCGATCTCTCCCTTGCCATCAAATGCGGCTGGCCCGTTGACGTTGTCCGCGAACTAGATCCCGACGACTACGCGATCCTGGTGGAACTGCTGAAGCCCGCAGAGTAACCGATGCCCATTACTGGCCACTTTGAAGCCGATTTTTCATCCTTCACCGATGAAGTGAAGGGGGCCACGAAGACGCTGGACACCTTCAAGAAGGACAGCGAAGCCACGGGCAAAGCGATCGACACGATGGGGAAGCAGGCCCCCAACCAGATCAAGCAGATCACCGCATCCACGATCGACCTGAGCGGGGCGTTTCGGCAGTTGTCCGGGGTGATGACGGCGGCGTTTAGCGTCAATGCGATCCTGAATTTCGCGCAGTCCATCCTGGATACCGCCGACGCGATCGGCAAGCTCTCTGCGCAAACGGGGATGTCCTACGACCAGGTGCAGCGCCTGCAGTACATCGCCGGCCAAACGGGATCCTCGATGGCCTCGCTGTCTGGGGCTGCGCAAACCCTGCAGGCCGATCTGGGTGATGACAATGCGGGCGTGGTGGCCGCGATTAAACACCTGAATATCAACCTGGATGATTTTAAAGATCTGGGCGCCTACAGCCAGATGACGCAGTTGAGTGCCGCGATTAGCGGGCTCAAGAACCCGTACGACCAAGCCGCCACCGCTGAAGCCCTGTTCCACAAGAACTGGAAGGAAATTTTCCCCGCCATGAAAACGGATATGGCGGAACTGGGGAAGCAGGCCTGGGTGATGGGCGACGACATGGTAAACAACATGCGTCGCACGAAGGACGAATGGGCCGCCACGAAGCAGGCGATGACCTTTGTGGGCGGGGAAATCATTGCGCTGTTTCACGGCATCGCGGATGAAGTGAAAAAGGGCACCGCCGGCCCGGGGGGTTTGGGCGGGGTGTTTGACGCGTACGTGATTGCCTGGGGGAAGGCCGTTGATGACATCAGAGCGAAATTCGGTGGTGGGGAAAGTGGTGGCCTGGCGGGAATCATCGCCACGATTCCCCCGCTACTGAAACCGATTGCCACGGGGATCGATGACATCAAACTGTCAGCGGAAGAAGCCAAGATCCAGGAAGACAGTTGGACGGCAGCGATCCAGGAACGCATTAAGCGAGAAAAGGAAGAACAGGAATTTCAGGCGGCGATGAAGGCCCACTATGCGGAAGTGGCCACCCTGCAGGAAGAAATCTTCGGGCAGCCGGCGCTGAAAAAGGCGGCCCTCTGGAATGATGCGCTGCTGGGCATCGACGACAACATCGGGATGCTGTCTGCGGCGATGCGCAACGAACTGTCGGCATCCCTGGTGGAAGCGCAGGGGGCCATGCAGAAGCTGGGGCTGCTGGAATCCGACCAGAGCAAACGCTACAGCGAAATCATTTCCAAGATCGACACCTACAACGGGTCGATGAAGTGGCAGGCCGACGTAGTGCTGCCGGCCGCCTCGGGCGCCGTCACCGATTACACGCAGGCCCTATACGACGAAGCCGTGGCGCATGACGCGATCGCGGCTGCGGCTGCGCGGGCCAACGCCGCGAAAGCTGGCGAGATGTTCGCTGCCGCAACCGGCGGGGGTGGCGGTTCCGGCAAGATCGGGTATCTCCCGCCGCGAGGCTCAGAGGGGTACACCGCGATGACGGGCGGGACGACAAGCGGCAGCGGGGCGGGCTCGAGCTATTACACGCCACCCAGGCGGGCCGAAGGCGGCCCCGTCAGCGCCGGCAGCAGTTACCTGGTGGGGGAACGCGGGCCTGAACTGTTCACCCCTGGCAGCAGCGGAGCCATCAGCCCCAACGGGGGCATCACCAACATCTTCCACCTGGTGGATACGGAATCGAACCTGGCCAGGAAAGTCAGCGATCTGATCCTGCGCAGCGTGACGCAGGCCCGCAGGATGTAGATGGCGCCGGCATCCACCAACGCGATCCTGAACATCGGCCGGCTGAATGCCTTCCGGCTGAACTACATCGAGCCCGGGCTGCGGCTGGTCCGTGACACCACGCTGCGCATCACGCTAAACGACACCCCGCTGAAGGTGCGGTACGACAGCCTGACGATTCACGATGTGATCAACGACAGCCCGAATACGTGCAGCCTGATCGTGGACCGCACCACGCCCCCCACGGTGGGCCAGCGGCTGCGCATCACGCTGGGGGTGGACCCCGCCTACCTGCTGTTCGCCGGCATCCTGCAGGCGGCCCGGAAGACGTACGTGGGGAAGCCAGCGGTGCTCGAGTGGGCCTGTGAAGCCCTGGACGATACGGGGCGATCGGATTGGCTGCGCCCCTTCGGGGCCTGGGAAGGCGTCAGTGCCACCACGGTGGCGCAGCAACTGATCGCCAACTTTGCGCCTGGCTTCAGTGCCGCAGGTGTGCAGGCGGGGCTGCCCCCTGTGACGCTGTACCTCGATGGCACCGAACGCATGAACGGGGCGCTGCGCCTGATCGCGAAGTTGATCGGGGGCTACTACTACTGGGAAGACTACGTGCTGCACCTGTTCACCGGCAGCGAAGCGGGCGGGCCCGTGGCCATCACCGGGGCGCCCGGGCAACTGGTGGACGATCCGCCGATCACCGTCACCAGCGATGACAGCCAGATCCGGACGCGCTGTTTTGGCAAGGGGCACAGCGAAGCCACGCTGACCGCCGTGGCTGCCGGGGAAACCAAACTGCCGATCGCCAATGCGGTGATGTTCAATCCCTTTGGCGGGAAGGCCATCTGCGAATGGCAACGCCTGACGTACACGGGCACCGCCATCGGGGAAACAGGGGCGCTGGTGGGCCCTGGCGTCACCCCCAGCACCGCCCCCGTGGCGGCCCTGGCTGCGGGCACCGGCATGGATCCGGGATCGCACCAGTACGCGTATACCTGGGTGACGGCTGCCGGGGAAACCCTGCCCAGTCCGCTGGCCACAGCGGTGATCGTGACGGGGCTGGAAGCGGGCCCGCCGCTGTACGCCCTGAACCCGCAGCCGAACTTGCCGCACTATCCGCAGCCGGCGCCAGGCACCACGCTGGAGTACGCCGTCACGAAGCAAAGCATGGACGGCGCCTATGAAACGGCACGCGGGCCGATTATGAGTGGCCCTGCGCTGTCTGGGCAGTACTACTACCCGTCGATCATGTGTACCGCCGATATGGCGGGCAACCGGATCATTCTCTGGCGACGGGACAACGGGGGTGCGTGGGGCACGCTGGGTTCCACCCCGATCACGGCGCAACCGGTGGGGGGCGTGTTTTCGATTCCCGATACGCTGGCCACACCCACGCCGCGTGCGGAGCCCGCCAACAACTTCGCCAGTGGCCGCGTGAATGTCTCAGGGATCTCCGTGGGCCCTGCGGGCGTGGTGGGCCGGAATCTCTATCGGACCCCCGCGAACGGGGCGCAGTTGAAGCTGTTGACGAATAGTCTGGGCGCCACCACCACCACGTACAGCGATCAATATCCCGATTCCGTCCTGTTGGCCACCACGCCACCCGTGGCCGATACCTCGGGGCTGCAGATGCCCGCCGGCCAGGTGCTGCCAGGGGCCACGGCGATGCCCGTATCGGGCACGGGCTGGGCCCTGCCAGGCGGGGGCTGGGTGGTGGTGGGGAATGGCCAACAGGTGATCCGCTACACCGGGATCAGCGGCAATACGATCACCGGCATTCCGGCCAGTGGTATCGGCGCGATCGTGGCAGCGGTGAACTATAACAGCACAGTGACGGGCGCCCCGATGTTGCTGGGGGTGACGGGGATCGGCACCGGCATTCGGCAAGGGGCACCCGTCAACATCTGGGTACAGGTGGACGATACCGCAGCGCAGGCGGCCCTGGCGGCCCGCGTAGGGGGCTCTGGCATCGTGGAGCAGTTGATCAGCGATGAACGCCGGGGGGAAGCCTCGCTACTGGCGCTGTGCCAGGCCGACCTGTCCCGCTTCGCGTACCCCATCGTCACCGTCCAGTACGTCTGTTTCGATCCGGCCACCAAAAGCGGGAAGACGATCCGCGTGGCGCTGCCGGCGCTCAGTCTGGATGTCACGCTGATGATCCAGGATGTGACGATCGACAGCTTCCACCCGAAGCCCCGCTTTACCGTCACTGCCAGCAGCGTGCGATCGTCGCTCGAAGACGTGCTGCGCCAACTGGTGGGCACCCTGGAAGAAGGATTCTAAATGCCGATCAACCGTGGCCCCTTCAATGCGCTGATCGATGACGATGGCAGCGGGAAGACGGGCAGCATCTGGAACAAAGCCGCGATCAGTGGCGTGCTGCTGGATCCGATCGATGCGCTGGTGGGCCCAGTCACGCCGTATACCCCGACGTGGCGAACAGGGACCGGCGCGATCGCCATCAACAATGGCGCACTGGCCGGCCTGTATGTGAACGTGAATGGGCTAGTGGTGTTTACGATCAATATGGTATGGGGATCGGGAACCGCAGGGCCGACTGATGCCTGGTTATTCGGGCTGCCCCCGCCCGTGCCGCGTACGGGATTCGATATATGGGGCGTGGGCCACGCACTGGGACCACCGTACGTGCCGTTGTACTGCTTGCAGTTTGGCGCGACGGAAGTACAGCCCGTCTACGGCCCTGGCGGTACGACTGAAACCGCATTGTCCTACACCGTCCCATTTACGTGGGCAGCAGGCAAGCGGATGGTGTTATCAGGGGCGTACTTCGTCTGACGGGGGGATTCATGGCTGGCGTGCAACCACCCGAAGGTGGGCAGAAAAACTACGTGACGAAACCGCAGCAGGTGTATGGGGAACAATATCTGGCCGGCGGCCCGCTGCCCGTGGGGGCCGTGGCGGAACTGCCCGACTATCCGCCCGAAGGCGGGCCCTATCTCCCGCTGCCCCCATGCGTGTTCGTGATCCATTCCACCGACTGGGTGATCACGAACAAGCACACAGGCGTGCCCACCGAAGTGATCACGGATGACACCTTCACCGAACGCTACGGGGGCGGGCCCAACGTCTGATGGCCTGGTGGACGGAGCCCGGGCTGCTGGCCGTGGTGACGCTGGTGGGGCTGCTGGTGATCGCCCGCCTCGCCCGCCGTCGCTAGGGTATTTATTCGATGGGTGTCAGATAGCCAGACCCAAACCGCAGAATTCCTGAGGAATTGGCACAGGGATACGTCTTCCTCGATTCCCTGCGTATTCAGTCAGGGATCTCAACGTCGTCAGGGATCTCGACTTCGCGCTCTTCGCCCCGCATCAGGTCATCGCGCACGGATAAGTACGCGCCGATGGCGTACTGGATGTTGATCAGGGTTTCCTCGACGGTGTCCCCATCCACCCACAATCCAGGCAACGCGGGGCAGCTTGCGAGGTAGCCGACTTGCGGCTGCCCCTCCGGGCCCATATCGACCTGCACTAGTAGGATTTTGTACATCATCGGCTACGTCACTCTTTTTTGAGACTAGCGCGGGCCTGGCGCACTGCGCGGGAGCGTCGATCGTGTTCTTCCTCGTCCCAGACGCAATCGATCAATTGCTCGAAGGCGGCAGCCTTAACCGGATACCGATCCTGCAGCCGTGCGACTTTGTCGGGCAGGGAGAGGTTAGCGAACGCGGTCGATCGATGAGCGCCTGCACTGGTCGCCACTAGGCACCTCGACGAGTGGGGATTGCGCCGGGGCGGGCCGTGGGATCTGGCCCGCCGAAAAACCTGAAGCCTACACCAGATGTCGGAATTGTCCTGTCAGATTCCTAGCGACATCCTTCGATAGAGGTTATTCCTTCCGGCGCATCCGTTCGTGGATCGTCCTGCGGCTAGGCTTGCGTGGTTCGGGGCCGCCCCCGACGATTTCCAACAGGGCTGGCAGGATGCGGGGCTTATCGCGCACCGCTTCGATCAGCTTCAATTCGGACGGCGTCAGATCCGCCACAAACTCCCGCCCGGGCTCCCGCATCAGATCCGCCAGCGACAGATCCAGCACGCGGGCGAACGCAGCGAGTTCTTCCACCATCAACTGCACTTGGCCCGTCAGGATCTTCTGCACTTTGCTCTGGGTCCACGTTTCGCTGGTGTATTGCTCCAGGCGTTCAGCGGCCACGCGTTGGCTGATCTTGCGATGCAGTAATTCATCGCGCACGCGGGCGCGGACACGCTGCGACACGTCAGGGGGCATTTCCATGTCAGTGTCGGGCGAAGCCAGCGAAGTGTGCAAGGGGGCCTGATTCAGATTATGCATCCGAACATGGGGCACTTGCATCCTGAAACTAAAATCGGGTAATGTCGCGCCGTGCAAAAGCGTAAAGTGAATCACCCCCGCCGGTCGTATCCCAGCCTGCTGGCGTGGCGACGGGCGCAGGGGCTCAGTCAGCGGGATGCCGCGCTGCGGCTGGGCCTCACGCAAACGTCGTACTCGCGTGCCGAACTCGGCCAGGTGGTGCCGCGCCGGGAATCCCTGAAGCGGGTGATCGCCGAAACGGGCGTGCCGCTGGAAGTGCTGGTGGGGCTCGCGTGAATCTGAATCCGCACGCCCGCGAATCGGAAACGGGCCACACCCACCAGTTGAATCTGAATCAGGGTATTTGCGGTCAGTAAACCAAGTTGGGCCTATGCATTTACTGAGTCAAAAGCCGAGGTCTGATAATGTATGTTACGGTAACTCGCTGAATCCGATTCAGCATCGCGGCCGTCAGTGCCGCAAAAAAACCAGAACAATCAGGCCGACGAGCAGGGGCACCGCCACTAGGAACCCCACTGCCAGATCCGACCGATCCATACCTCAAGCTACTCGTTTTCTGACTCTGGCGCAAGCCGGAATCGCGCACCTGTTCTGCCGGCTGTTTCGCGGGCACGCCTGGATCCGCACGTACTACCGGGGGCGCATCTTCCTGGAGTGCTGCCACTGCGGCCAGCGCACCCCGGGCTGGGAGGTATTGACGTGAGTACCGAACTGGCGACACAGCCGATCGATGCCACCACCGTGGCCCGCGTGCTGCTGCACGGCGATCTGCGCCAACTGAATGATGCGCAGAAAGTCAGCTACTACAAGTCCGTCTGCGACAGCGTGGGGCTCAACCCCCTGACGCAGCCCTTCGCCTACATCGTGATGCCGCAGGGCAAAGAAGTCCTGTACGCGAAGCGGGAAGCCACGGAGCAGTTGCGATTCCTGCACAGCGTCAGCATCGATCCGAAGACGTTTACGCGGGAAGTGATCGAAGGCGTGTACATCGTCACCGCGTCAGCCTCGCTGCCGGCGGGCCGTACCGATGTGTCCACGGGGGCCGTCTGGATCGACGGGCTGAAAGGCGAAGCCCGGGCTAACGCGATGATGAAAGCGGAAACGAAAGCGAAGCGCAGGGTAACGCTGTCGATCTGCGGGCTGGGGATGCTGGACGAAACCGAAGTGGCCGACCTGGCAGCCGCGAAGCCGATCGGCCCAGCGGCACCGGAACGCCCCACGATCGCGGCAGCCCTCGAGCCCGATCCCGTGGACGAACCGCCAGCGCCGGATGGCTTCGTGCGGGTGATGCTGATCGAAGACACCCCGACCAGTAACCCGAACGTGATCCGCTTCACGATCACGCTATCGGATGGCCTGATCGTCACCACGGTGAATAACTGGCTGGCGTCGCTGGCGCAGACGGCGCTGGAACGACGCACGCTGATCCAGGTCAAAACAAAACCCAGCCGCTACGGCAACGGCACGGACCTGGCGGGGATCACGGAATACGCACCCCCACCGAAGCCGGAACCGAAGCCGGAACCGACACCGGAGCCAGCGAAGCCGGCCAGTCTGCCGCTGACCGCCGAAGACATCCCGTTCTGACTGGGGGGATCACCGATGGAACTGGACGAAGTGGCCCGCCGCGTGTGCGCAATGGAACGGCGCCAGGACGAATGGATCGCCCGGGCCAATCTGACGCTGCAGGAACTGACCGTGGATTCTGATCGCTTGCTGCGCCGGCTGGAACGCCTGCTGGACGCGTTGGACGAAGACACCGACCACATCACGTATGACCGATCCTGAGTACGTGTTCACGATCGCGATCAGCCAGGCGGAAGCCGAAGCCCTGGCCCGGGGCGAAATGCCCCCAGCGGTGCAGGACACGGTGATCAGTTTGTTGATCGATGTGCGGGCCACACCGGGGGAAGCCGTTGAAGCGATGGCCCGCAGACGGAAGCCGGGATCGAAATCGACCGTTAATCAGTGAAGGGGGATGCCTGATGAAGAAAAAAACCGAGAGTACGCCGCAGCCCGCTAGCCCGCCGAACCTCTGGACTGAGTACCGCATTCGCTGGGAATTTCTCACGTCCCTGTGTGGCTCGATCCCCGCTGATCCCGAAGTGATCAAGAAGTGGCTGGCCACCATTGAAGCCCGCGTGAAGCCCCCCGGGGCGCTGTCCATCCAGGAAATCAACGAAGAGGTGCTGGCCAGCATCGAGCGTGGCGAAGGGGAACCCGATCAGTCCTATTCGCTGCTGGTGTTTCAGCGCCACGAAGGCGGGCTAGCGATGCGGGCCGCCACGGTGAAAGCCCATATGAAGGACTGCGCCCGCGTGCTGTCTGCGCAGTTTGTGGGGCGCATCCAGGGGGAACGGGCCTTCAGTACCCGCGTGCTGAACGGGGTGTATCCCGATGCCCGCCAGTACTGGCTGCCGATCACCAGGCCCGATGGGACCGCGATCGCCACGGCAGACGGGGAACGGGATAAGGCCATCCATGTGCGGGGCCCGCGTGGCGAACCGTTGTCGGCGCTGAAGCGGTTTGAATTCATCCGCCCGCCGGCTGTCCTTGAATTCACGCTGAAGGTACTGGGCCGATCCGTGTCCGAAACGGATCTCCATCACTTGTTTTCATATGGGGGCACACATGGCTACGCAGGCGAACGCAGCGACGGGGAAGGCCGCTACGACTACACCATCGAACGACTCACCCCAGAAAGCGGCAGTGTCCCTGTTGCGGAAGGACGCACCGCAGATCCGCACCGCTGACGCGATCATCGGCAAACACGAACAGATCCAGGATGCGCTGGAGCATGACCGCATCAGCGGCAAGGTGGCGGAACAGATGAACCAGACGCTGAAGGGGATCATGGGCGTGGAGAAGTTGGGGCTGCAGTATCTCAGCCTGGCGCTGAAGTTTGGCCGGAAGGCCCCGGTACCCCGTAGCCCGATCCTGCGCAACATGATCGGACTGCCCGTCACCCTCTCACCCACCGATGGGGAATTCGTACGGGCGCTGATCCCTGAGAAGTGACGCCGAGGCATGAACTGTTGTGCGTTGGGGTGAGTGTGCGCCGAAGTGCTATGACGCCGAGCCGTGTAGTGGCAGTGATGTGAGGTGACGTGGCGATGCACAGTCGTGAGGTGACGCCGAGATCTGACGCGTAGTGCCGTGCCGTTGTCGTGCCGAGCGGTGACGTGGCGCCGAGCAGTGAGACGTCGTGAAGTGGGGTGCCCAGTTGTGCTGTGACGCCGAGGTGTGAAGTGAAGCGGCTGTGGCATGAGGTGAGCGGGTGCGTGGTGACGTGACGCCGAGGGGTGATTCGTAGTGGACGGATGTGATGTGTATCGACGCCGAGCCGTGTAGTGAAGTGGGCTCGAGTTGACAGCGTCGTGCGTTGTCGTGACGCCGAGGTGTGCAGTGGGGCGTAGTGCCGTGGTGCGGTGGAGTCGTGAGGTGAGCTGACGCCGAGGGGTGGTGCGCGATGTAGTGGGGCGTGCTGAAGTGTCGCCGAGGTGTGGGGCGTGCGTGGCGTGAGCCGTAGTGTCGTGACGCCGAGTTGTGTGTTGTTGCTGCGGTGGGGCGTAGTGAGATGCCGCCGAGTCGTGAGGTGAGGTGCCGTGAAAGGCAGTGTCGTGACGCCGAGAAGTGTTGCGAAGTGGTGTGCCCTGCAATGCCGCCGAGAACTGCTTTGTGATGGATCTGACCTGCCCTGCAGTGTCGCCGAGTTGTGTTGTGTTTCGAGGTGTTGTGCGGTGCGACGGTGTGACGCCGAGTTGTGTGCTGCAGCGAAGTTGCGTGGCTGTGCCGTGAAGTGACGCCGAGGTGTGGCGTGATGTGCCGGTGACGTGGCGGTGACGTGGAGTGTGGTGCCGTGGCGTGTCGCCAAGTGATGAAAGGAAGTGATCTGAATGCCGTATAGATTTACCTGGTATCCCACCCCGCTGGACGGTGCCGTGGTGACGCTGACCCCTGACGGGGCAGGCCCACTGGTGGGCTCTGCGTCCACCGATGACAACGGGCGCCCCTGCCACACCTGTCAGTT